GGTGGCAGTGAGTAATCACTGTGGCGTAAAGATGGAGTATTCCCTACCTAATGTTGGTGTGTCGTCCAGATGGCGTATACCACGAATGTCTGCATACAAACCGATGAGAAGCAGAAGGCACACTCTTTATTACGAAAATTGAAAAAAACACTTGAACAAAGGTAGTTCAAAGTGATATAATATATATAGTTAAAGAAGAAATAAAATAAAAGGAAAGGCACGGCAGAAATGCTGTGAAGGGTGAACGAAATGGCTAAAAGAAAAGTATCAGTAAAGAAAGTTGCAGTTGACAAAAATCAAGCACAATTTATGAGAACTGCTGCTAACCTTGCAAGAAAAGGTAAAACAAACAAGAAGTTACACGGCAGAAACGCTAATCCAAGAGCAGCAAAGTATGCAATCTAAGCGAACTTGCTTAGTTCGTGTTGAGGAGTTTAAGTTAGGTCGGTTATCTTAAACTCTTGACCACGGACCAAGGAAGCGAACCTTGTATCCCAGTGCCCGTTAGGGACTGCGTATTAGGATAATTTTAAAACACTAGTTAGCTAACAATTTATAGGGGTGATTCCCCTCCGATGACTCATTGAGGGTGATAAATAGATGAGCCGACTAATCGCTAGGTCGTGTTGGTAGCGTTCCCATCTATCAGGGCTGGTGGTAGACCCTTTATGCGGGGCAGAGGCTGAGTTTTATGTATCGGTTAGAACTTTAAAACGGGTACCGTGTCATAGGCCCGACATCGTGAAGAGAGGCTACTGTAAAATGCAGGATATGTTGTAGTTGCAAATGCACATATCGGGACAGGGTTGATACCCTGCTATAAATCTCCTAGTATCAATATTAGGGGGTTGATAGGAGTGTATGAACTATCAAGCGACCTAGTCGCAGAAGTGTTCGCAAATGCTCACATAAGGAAGGGTAGGTGTTATCACTATGTTATCACATAACGAAGAAAAAATTGTTCGCATATTAAGCGAAGGTATGGCTACTCCTAAACAATTAGCCGAAAAATTAGGCAAAGGATATACAGAGTTCAAAGCCCAATCAATGGTGCTAACACTTGCTCGCAAAGGTCTAGTAGATAAAACTAAGGCAGCTCTTATCCTACGCGGCACAGAGATGGTTAAATTCTTATCTATGCCAGTAAGCTCAGGATTAAAAGGGGGCATACCTGCACCAAAATTAAAATGATGCTTCGCATAAATTGTATTTTTAGCGACGCAACTCTACTAATAGGTGTAATAAATAAAGGAGTATTATATATATACTTATATATACATAATAGTATATATAATAATAAGTATATATATAGTAGTAATATATATAGTATATAATATATATACCTTAATATATATAGTATAATATATATTAAGTAGTATATATAAGTAATAATATATATAGGTAGTATATATAATATATATATCTACCATATATAATATATATAATATAATAATAGGTATAGTAATATATAGTATAAGTATATGTATATATAGTAATATGTATATATATACTCTATGTATTATTATGCCTATTTTTTTTATGCCGTGGAATACGGTGGGGAATAGTGGGGGATGAGGTACCTGCAACGTGGTACCTTCTGTCAAGTATTTGTGCTTCACAAAGCACATTCTGTTTTAAACACCGTTTTTAGCCCTTTTCAGCCCTTTCTAATATATTTATATTAGTTATACCATAAAAACCTCTCTACGCCTGTTTAAATAGCTTTTAAAAGAGATATATACGCTTAATAATATTTTTAAAATATACGAGAACCAAAAGTTCTCTTTTATTTTTTTCAAAAAGACTAGACAAACGCTTCCATTTTGGTGTATAATTATATTATAATGGGAAGTGTTTTTTATAAAAAAAAAAAAATAAACCTAGCTCTTATTGCCTCATTGCTCCGCATAATTGCCCCATACAGCTCCTTTGTGGTGCAGAGGAGAGCCAGCGCAGCTCCTTTACCGTACAAATGTTCGGGGGGAGGCCCCCCTGGGATTTTTATATGGGGATGCAGCTCCTTTGGGCGCCACCAGAATATAGGGGACAGCTCCCCAGCTCCTTTTAGGGGGCGGAGGCGGAATATGCGGACGTGGGAAAAATATGCTAGAACAACCACCCTAAAATATGCGGGCAAATTTTATGTAAAAAAGACTTGACAATGACCGGATTAAAGTGGTATAATTATTATAATGGGAGAGTATTATTAAAAAAAAAAAAAATAAACATAAAAAAAGATGCTTATTCAGCATCTTCAGCAGGAGCTTCATCTTCAGCAGTGATTGCTTCAACACCTGCTTCAGTGATAGTGTATTTAGTTAACATTTTAGCACCTTCGCCTTCGCCGTATACTGCTTTTACTTTAGTGCAGAAACCTTTTCCAGCAGCTGCTGCTAATGTAGCGTTAACTCCGTTGAATGTTTTGCCTTCAACTTTTGCTAATACTTCTCTAGCGAATGCTCCTTTTTCGAAGTCTTTTAAAACTCCTAATACTTCTACCATATTTTTTGTCATTTTAGCCATATTACTCACCCTAACATATACCTGACTATCGTATATGCCCTTTCCTTATTTATTTTTCTTACACTATTATTATATCACATTTGGAAGTGTAAGTCAACCATTTTTGAAAAGATTTTGGAAAAACTTTTTTGCAAGTTTACTTTTTTTCTTTTCTTTATATATCTATTATATCATAGACAGGAGAAGAAATCAAGTATTTTTTTTAATTTTTTGCTTTAAGTTTTAATCCTTTCTTTCTTTTCTTTATATATATATTATATCAAACTTTGCTTTCAAAGTCAATATTTTTTTAACCTAAATTTTTAATTTTTTTTAGTGAAAAAATCTTGACAAGACGCAGCTCCTTATGGTATAATATAATATTGGGGGGTTAGGGGGGACGAAGGCGTCCGCCTATACCCTTAGATGAAACTCTTTCTTTTTTCATCTTTCATAATTCTATTATACTACGATTTGCCGTCAAAGTCAAGAAAAATCGCTCAAATTTTTTAAAAAAAGTTTTCAAAAAAATCTTGACAATCGGGACCAAACTATGGTATAATAAAAGGGGAAGTATTTTTTTTTTTTTTTTTTTTACATTTACTTTACTGTTCGCTTGACAGCTCCTTTGCAGCTCCTTTACATGTAAATTTACATGTCAAGTCCGCTTGCGGAGCGGCCGGTGGCGCAGCTCCCCTCGCAGCTCCTTGGGACCGGGAATAAGGTACCGGATTACCCCCTTATTATCTACCTACCTAATTTTACCCCCCTTATCTGTGCAAATAAAAAAGCCGAACATTAGTTCGGTTCCCTCAATTAAAAATATAGCATTAAAAAAAGACTATTACTAGTCTTCGTTTTCTTCTAATAGTCCACAATCTTTCATGATTTCACTATAAAAGTTATCAAGTTCAATAACTTTGTTTTGTACGGGGTCTTCACTATCTAATTGTAAGATATTTTCATTTCCGTTTTTTTCAAGTGCTATTGCTTGTCTTAATGCAACTATTAAATCATAAAGTTTGTTTAATTCTTCTTTATTTATAATCACAACCTTAACTCCTTTCTTCTTATATTTAATTATATTATAGCATATAAAAATAGGGTAGTCAATACCCTATTTTAATTTTATATGATAAGTGTAAAAGGTTGTGTAAATACACTTATCTCTCAATGAAAAGTATTTGCCTTTAAAAAGGGGTTCTCTCTTTAAAAGCACTTATATTATACCACAATTTTTTTATTTGTCAACACTTTTTTACAATTTTTTTACAAAAAATTAAGGGGTGTTTTTACACCCCATGGTTGCAACCCTTAATCTATATTAAAAGGTTGTGATATATGCCTTTGAAATATGCTTGTTATATCTAAATCAATCTAACCCCCTATTGTTAATAATTCTAATTGCTCGACTTTTGATGTCTTTTTCTTTTTGGTATTTGCAAGTTTAATTTGTTTATTAAACCCTTGCCAAGAACCATATTTATTTATCTCAACTTTGATTTCCCTTTTTCTTCTTGATAAAGAGATAGCCGCTTGTAATATCACACCCTCACAGTCTATGTCTTCAAGTGCAATATGACTTTCCGCCCAACAATAACTATCGGGTACATTTAATTGCAACTTTTCATTATTGTTTGTAAGATATCTATAAATGGTTTCCGCTTTGCATTGATAATTTCCCGCTTGACTTATAGCACCATGATTATCAGCCCACTTTTTAAAGTCCTTTTGTTTTGCAAAGATTTCACATATAAGCATGATATCTAGAAAGTCTAGTTCCCATAACCCTTTACAATAATTTTTGTAAGGTATTATTTGACTAGTGCTAACTATTGCTTGTCTATCAAACTTTGCATTGTAAGCACTAAACAAAGTTACTTTATAATCTTTTATATCTTGTGATAGTTGCTTTAAGATAGCACCCCAAGACATAACCTTTAAATTGCCTTTGTCTATTTGGTCTTTCCAATACTCAATTTTATTGATAGCAAAGTTTTGACTTTCTACTATTTGCCCTTTATTCATAGCATAATTGCTTGATAGTAAATAGTCTTGATTTTCCCAAAACTCTTTTACAATAAAACCTTTTCTAGTTCCTAGCACCTCGACACCATCGCAATTTAAGACTTTCCAAGATATTTCAATTATATCTTTGATTTCCTTTACATTGTCATTTTCTACTATTCCACTATGGATAGTTTCAGTGTCTAGGTCAAGATACCTATTTGTTGTGTCATTTAGACTAATTTTTTTAATACTTTTCATTTTATACCTTCCTTTTCTTAATTTAGTTTTAAAACCCCCTAAATTATCTTTAAGAAGATATAAACAAGCATATTTTCAAAGAACATTGAAGCAACTTTTAATTTGCTTCTTTAAGCATTTAATCAATTAAGATTAAACACTTAAAGAAGAAAATTACTTTTCTTCTTCTTTGTTAAGGTTTGCAAGTCCTTTTTCAGTAATTATGTAGAAAGTTACAAGTTTATCATTATAAACTCTTTTTTCCTTTTCTACAAGTCCTTTACTTGCTAAACTTGCAAATGTTGCATTGATAGAATTAATTTTTTGAGTGTCAATGCTGTTATTTTTTAATTGTGTAGCATATTTTTCAATTGCTACATAAGCATTGATGCCCTTTTCTTCAAGTGCAACTAGTCCTAGTGCAAAGATTTGTTTTTGTGTCATTTTTTCCATAATATCACAACCTTTCTTTTATTTATTCTAATGAATAAAATAACACTTGATTAGTTATGTTTAACTAATCTTTAAATCATTAAATCATTGACTTAATAACTTAAAGATTAGTATATTATGTTTGACTATTTCAAAGAACTTTTTTGTAATAAGTTTTATATCTTTATTACACTTATATTATATCAAATAACCTTTAACAAGTCAAGTATTTTTTTTAACTTTTTAAAAGTTTTTTAATACTTATAAAATGCTATCTTTTCTTATTACAATTATAGTATATCAAATAACTTATAATAAGTCAAGTATTTTTTTAATTATTTTTAACTTTTTTATTCTCTTAACTTATTACATTATAAGTATATCAAATAACTTTTATTTAGTCAATAACTTTTTTATTATTTTATTAAAAATGTAAATGTAAACTTTTTTTAATTTTTTTTAAAAAAACTATTGACTTTATAAACTTATAATGTTATAATAAGTATGTAAGATAAAGAAAGGTTGTGATTACATTATGAAAAACAATAAGAAAGGACTTTTAAGAAGAATTAAATGGGAAAACATAACTTTTATAATTATGTTAATTATAAGTGTTATAAGTATTATTCACCATATAAAATTAAATGGTTTATATTTCAATTTAATTTTAGAAGTATTTACTTATTCAATGTTTAGTTTGTTTTTTAGATATATCGTAAAAGATATAAGAAAAAATCCACAAAACTGGACACTATAAAAAAGACTTGCAAAAAGTCTTTTTTTTATGGGTGGGGGTGGGTTTAGTAAAATTGACTAGAACTTTTCTATATAACAACCGAGCACCTACCCGAATTTACAAAACTATTTTTCAACCCCCTTCGAATTTACAAAATCAAAATTGAAAAACCACCTAGCGTCTTCTGCTAAGCGGTCTAAATTCTACATACTTTTTAAGCGTAGGTATCGGATACGTATTTTCTAGTATCATGGCCTCACTATATAATTCTTGGTCTACTTGGTCAATATAATAATCAAATTGACGTGGGTCATCAAAAGTGGCCAAATCGTAATATTGATTATCTTCCCTTAACCTTGCTGTTAGTGTGAACATTTTTTTGTTCCTCCCTTTCAAGCTTTTTGTAGCCCATTAATGTTTCATACTCTTGTTGAAGAGCTTTAATCTCTTTTTTGGATTGCTTTATAATTTCGCTTTTTATCCAAATTTCGTGTCGTATTCTCTTTAGTTCGTCTATCATGTGTATAATATCTCCCACTGTCGTTAGTTCCTCGCTCTTCGAATTGAGCGCAGGCTGGCGCACTCTTTTTGGCTAGGCAATAGTGCCTTTTGCAAAAATATGAAGGGACAGTACTATTTGTGCGCCTATTGCGTACGCAGAACGCACAGTCTTCGCAACGATGTTCTGGGCGCTCAACTATCTTAGGGATAGTGGCGGGTATAGTGACAGTCATTTGAGGCAAATCGCGCTCACGACTGAACACCAATTCGTTGCACAACTCTTGTTCGCTCATTGTGATGTGCTCTACATCGAACAGATATTTTTTGCATCTGTTTAATAATTCTTTTGAGGTGGCTATTTGGGCTTCACCTATTGGATTGTCAATGAAGCGATGGCATTGCACGCATCCAAGTACGCCGTTGCGACGTTCTCCTTTGCCCCCATGGGCTCTATTGACAAATATGTGCATAATTTGGAGTGCGCCCTTGGCACCACAAAGATAACATTCGTCTTTGTCGCGCTTCTTAATGTACTTGCGCTCCTCTTTATCAAATTCGCACCATTGGCTTCTTTTACTGCTCATTGTGTAACAGTGCACCTCCTATTCCCATTTCCTCAGCTTCTGATATGATGCCGTCAATGAATACGGTCATTTCATATGAGTCATACTCACTGGAGCCTCGATATATGATGAACTGGCCCCCGGGTAGGCTTTCGTAATATTTGAAATACGTGCCCAGTAGGTCTTCATCAAGTTCGGTAGTTATGATGAAGGATTGGCCGTAGCGTTTAAGCATTTCAAAGTAGACATCAAACTTGTTGCGTCGTAAGCAGTTAGCAATCTCAGTTATGTATGCCCATGCGAGAGCATTTTGCTCCGCACTGCGCTTGTCGCGATGTTGCGAAAGCTTGCAGTCGTACACTACGTCATCTTTGAGCTCATTCCTAATATAATCTATTATTTCCTGTTTTTTACTTGTTAATAACACTAGCGGTCCTCCTATAGTTAAAAATAAAGGGGCTCATCAGCACAAGGGTGAAGGTGTGCATTGATGTTCCCCTAGATTTCCAATAGACAAGCATACTCATCAAATACTTGTTCTATTGTCCCGTTTTTAAAATGTACTAAAACTACTGGACATCTATGCTCTGCATAAACGCCGTATCCCAGTAGTTGAGTAGATGAGATATCTTCTTTGTTCTGCAAGATTGTCACCAATTGGCCAGGGTGAAAGGGGTCATTGGCAACAAAACTTACATAATTAACTTCTTATTCTTCTGTATCAGTAACTGGGATTTGTCTGATATTTTCTACTGTATATCCTCCATCTCCACCAATACATTCACACATTGGGAATTCTTCTTTATCATTTGATGTTCCTTCAGTGATTAGTCTAACTTTAACTTCGCAATGTTCTGCGTCGTCTAAAATTACTTCTTCAACTTCTCTGTAGAATAATTTTCCACAATTTTCACATTCGTATACTACATATTTTGGTTCCATAAATAAATTCCTCCTTGTTGTGTAAAAATTATTTTTCTTTTTTAATTTTTACAATTATATTATAATATTTTTTAAAACCATTTGTAAACATTTTAAACGCAATTTACCCTAAAAAATTTAGATAGGTGCGCCAAAAATTGATTACACTTAAAATTTGTCCTTGGTATTCGTTGTCATCGATTTGGTCAATTAAGTCTTCTAACATTTCAATTGTTTGCTTAATTATTTTTTTGTCTAGCATTTTGTTGTTTCTTCTTTCTCTTCTCTTTTAAGTACTCAGCTTTATCTCTTTCGTTTTTCCAAGAGATATATCTGTCAAAGATAATTAAAATTAAAATGCAAGAGAATCCAAATCCTACGCCGAATATAAGTCCTTTGGCGAGTTCTAAAACAATATCCATATTTTTCACTCCTCCATAATTTATTTCTATTTTTTCTTTTTACGAATTAATTATATCATTATTTCTGAGTGTCTGTCAACTGTTTAATTATTTTTTCGGAATTTTCAAATTGAAAAACCGACATCCATTCAAATTTGCTGATATAAAAATTATAAATATAAAGATATAAATGCTCTTTATAGGCTTTATACTTTATGGCATTATATTCATATCCAGTTTTGCGAGATATAACTTTAATATCGCAATCATGAATGAATTGGTTAATATAGATTTTCCAAATGCCCTTGACAATTGCAAAAACTAATGCGCCAACTGTAATAATAATCATAACATGAATGGTATTACTCTCCATCGTATAAATCACCTCTTTTATAATTTCATCTCAATTATAATTCAATTTAGAAGCTTCTGTGAACAATTTTGTGAAAAGACTTTTTCTTATAAGGAAGGGGGATACTTTTATTACGAACGAAGTGAGTAATAAAATGTATTCGGGGATAGTTAATTCTTTTTATTATTTATATTATATAAATATATATATTATAATATATATCCAAAAGAAAGAAAAAAATTCAAAAAAGAAAGAAAAGGTATTGACAGATTTGAGATTCTATGATATAATGTGTGTATGATTGGAAAGGTTAGAGGAGAATAAAATGGTAAAGATAGCGAATTATTTAGATTTCAATCTCCAAGCGTATCAAGAAAGAGTCGGGTTAGTTAATTATTTAGATGACCAAGGAATACTTGCCCAATGCACTCCTTCAGAATTAGATAAAGTAGCAAATTATTTATTATATTCAGAAGATGTTGATGCTGAGGTTGAATTAAAAGAAGGAAGTAAAAAGAAAGTTAGTTATGAAGAATTAATAGAATCAACATTAGGAGAGAATATGGTGCAGTATCATGATATGGCATCAATATATAAAATTCCTCGCCCTACAATCGACAGAGAAAAGGATGCAGACATTCCTTATATGAAAGATTTATGGGAAGCAATAGATTGGGTAACAGAACGTTATCAATATTGTAAAGATGTGTTAGAAGGGAAAAGAGATTTAGACCCTAATAGAGAATTAATACCTACTTATCAAACTAAATATTTTTTAAGAGAATGGATGATAGATATGCGTAGAGAACAATTTCTATTAAAGGATTCATTCCGTTTAATTTGTGGAAGTTGTCCTGGTTTTAAAACTTTTGCTGAAAAACCACATGTACTAGGAATGAAAGTTGGCTCTCATATTATAGCAGATAATTATTATATGATTGATTATGGGAACTGGCAACATATTTATAATCTATTAAAATATTATAACGGCATGACTGGTAAAATTAAAGGAGACCCATTAAACGACTGGTATGATATATATGGCTTCTTAGATGAACTAATCAAAAGAGTTAGATGGACACCTGAACAAGAGATAATTTTAAAAAGAAAAATAGATAAAGTACCTAACGAAGAAATAGTTAGAGAATTAGAAAGCTTAGGATATAAATCTTATAGTGTAAATTATATTAGCACAATATTTAAACAACATATTTCGAAGAGAATATGTAAGATGGCTTATTTATGGTGGAATGAACATGAATATAAACCAGATGGTACTTTAAGAACTATGACAAAATGGAGAATATGCCCTCAATGCGGAAGACAATTATTTGCAGATGAAATAAACTTTGGAAAATACATAGATGGTTCTTGGAAAGAAGTATGTAAAGATTGTGTTTATAAAGAAAAATTAGCAAAAGAAAAAAGAAGGAGGGAAAAAAATAATGTTAAATAAATGGTTAAAAGAAGTTAAGTTTGATAACAATGGTCATACGATTTTAAATGAAACCCTTCTGGATTCTATTGTCGTTATAAAGAAAAATGGAGAATTTTTAGATTTCAATACTTATTTAAAGACTTTATTAATGGAGACATTAGAAGAAATTATGGGAGGAGATAAGGATGAACGAAACACTTAGAGTTTGTGCAGAGTGTGGAAAAAAGCAACCTTTAGATTATTATTTACCAACTTCAAATAAAAGTTTGTATAATAAAAATGGCTCATCTTATATATGCCTTGAATGTATAGCTAAGAAGATAGATAAAACAGATTTATCAACCGTGGATAAATTATGTCAATTCTTAGACCTACCATTTGATGCAAATAAATGGATTGAGATGACTAAGACTTATGAAAAACTAGGACCATTACTTATAGATTATTGTCAAGAAATGAATAATGAAAAATATTCAGAAAGCGATTGGTATCAATATAATCAAGTGTGGGAAAAATGTAGAGAGTATAATTCTGTTCTAGATAAACTGACAGCGATACATGATGATTTACTTGTTTATTTAACAAAGAAATGGGGAAAAGTTGAAAACTTTACTTTAGACGAGTATTTAAGAATGGAAGAATATGAAAGACATACATTAAGTCATTACCCATTTAAAGACGAAGCTAGAAGAGATATGGTTCGTAAATTAGCGAAGCTTTCTGCGATTGCGGACCACTGCATGATGCAAGGAGATAATAAAGAAGCTACAACTGTATTACAAAGTTATAATACATTGATGAAAGAATTAGGAATTAGTACTGAGACTTCTAATGAAGCCGATAGTATTGATACTTTATCTGAACTTGTAGCTTATTTAGAAAAAACAGGTTTCTTACTAAATTATAAAATTAGTGAGAATAGAGATATTGTTGATAAGACAATTACAAATTATGAACAATATGTTAAGAGATTATTTATGGACAGTAATGAAACTGTTCAAGAAATGTATAACTCAGCAAAAATGCAAGAGGAAGGGGGAACTGAAATTACTGATGATGACATCGATAACCTTTACCAATTAGAAGCCGAAGAAGCAGATATTGATTTAGGAGCACCAATGGATGAGAAAGATTTAGAAACAATGTTCTCTCAATTAGAAAATGAATACAAATAATCTAGACCAAATATTAGATGAGTATTATGATGTTATTCTGGAGCGTAATGATTTAAACAAGATTGTTATTACTCCAGAGTATGTTGATACTCATAGACAAGAGATGGAAGATATGGTGCGTCTATTCACTCTTTATCCTGATTACTTAATAGATGTAATCACACCAAAAGACTCGTTCTTTAAATTATTCTTTTATCAAAGAATATTCTTAAGAGTTGGAATGAGATATCAAGAAGTATCTGGAACATTTCCTCGTGCTTATTCTAAATCATTCCTTGATTTTATATTAAATACTATTAAAGGAATTGTTTTACCTGGCGCAAAAGGATTTGTATGTGCAGATACTAAAAAACAAGCTGCGATGATTGTAGAAGAAAAGATGAACGAAGTTTTTAGAATGTTCCCTTTCTTCGTTAATGAATTAAAAATCAGTGATGCAGATAAAGCTAAAAAGAAATATGGTAATGTTGGTTCAGATTATGCTGAAATGAAATTCCGTAATGATAGTCAAATGGATATTGTTAATACAGGAAATGCTGGACGTGGTGGACGTAGACATTTAGGTAACTTGGAAGAGTTTGCTTTTATGGATGGGGATAATGTAAATGAAGTTGTTATTCCATTATTAAACGTTGACCGTAGAACAGTGGCAGGTATATTAAATCCGACAGAACCACATGCTCAACAAATTATGATTACAACAGCAGGTTATAAAGGAACTTATGCTCATGACCGTGTATTAGAATGTTTAGTTAAAATGGTTACTGAGCCTGGAAGGACATTCTGTTTTGGTGGAGATTATAGAATTCCTGTAATGCATGGTTTGTTAACGCTTGACAAAGTTAAAGATAAAATACATAATAGTTCTTATAAACTTGAATCCTTCCTTCGTGAATATTGTTCTGTATGGACTGGAGGAAGTGAAGATAGCTATTATTCCTATACGCAAATTAGTAAATGTAGAAATCTAGTTAAACCTGAATTTCATAGAACTAGTGCCCCAAATTTCCAAGGCTTTTATGTATGTGCAGTCGACGTTGCGAGATTTGAAGGCGACCAAACTGTTGCGGAAGTATTTAAGGTATATACAACAGGCGAGCGTTATAAAATTGATTTAGTTAATATGCATTTATTAAATGGAACTCATTTTAGAGACCAAGCTGTTATGTTAAAGCAGATGGATATGGCATTTAACTTTAAAGCAATCGTAATGGATATCAATGGTAATGGTGCAGGATTAGCAGATTACATGATAGATGAGCAAGAATTAAATGGAACTTATTATCAACCTTATGGTTTTTTAAACAAAACTAAGTATTCTGCGACAGAAAAACGTGGAAATGTTAGAAAATTGTTCGGAATTGAAGCAAATCGTGGATTAAATAGCGAAATTTATACGAATGCACATATTATTTTAAGTTTAAGACGTGTCTCACTACTATTAAATGAGAGACAAGCACGTAGATATTTCAGTCAATATAAAACTTGGAATAAAATGAGTATAGAAAAACAAGCTAATAAGCTAATTCCTTATATTCAAACCACTAAATTACAAGACCAATTGGCGAATTTAAAAGCTAAATTAGATACAAGCGGAACGATAGTGCTTGAAAGAATAAACTCGCATGTACGAAAAGACTTAGTTTCTTCATTCTGTTATGGGTTATATTACATAAGTTTAATTGAAGAAGAAGAGAAGAAAAAGAAAAATCGAGGATGGAGTAGGTCTCAATTCAGTTTTTTAAATTAGGAGGTGAGAACATATTATGGAAGAAAAAGAAAAGTTTGCAAACTATACTACTGCCAAATTAAACGAGTTTAGAAAAAGCATCGGTAAGATGGGAACAGAAGTTCCTAATGGTACTATCATTTTAGAAAATGATGGTAAGGTAAGATTTGGAAAAGTAATTGACTCTACTAATAT